TCTCCAATAGCCGTTCTTATCCCCCATAAGGAAGATGTAGGTATCGAACCTACAAAGGACAGTCCCTAACGGAACCGCTGGGAATTCCACCCAGAACCATTATGAAAGAATCGGACATTTCCAACCCTTTCAACTCCCATCGTAGGTACTGCCCCTACCAATCTCTGATTAACAGTCAGGCCCGTTCGCTTGCTCGGTCGATGGGAATAAAGAACCCGAAGGTTCAGAGCGGGTAACCGGAATCGAACCGGTGACTCCAACTTGGAAGGATGGCATTTTACCCCTAAACTATACCCGCTTATAAGACAATCATAAACTATTTTAGTTTGATTGTCAAGTCTTTTTTTTATTTTTGAACCACTTCAAGATCAACACCAATGGCTCGAAGCCAAGTATTTAGATTCTCCATAAGAAATTCAATATCAGGATTTTCAAAATTAATTCGAATATCACGAATCGTATCATGATTTTCATTCCTGGCAGAATAGCCAAGATCATAAGAAGTGTTGGTGGTTTTGTTCTTTGCCATGATTTAAGGAATAATTAAAAAAGAGATAAAATATCTCTAGCGACTCAGGTTGGGGTCGAACCAACGACCGACTGCTTAGAAGGCAGTTGCTCTATCCACTGAGCTACTGAGTCATAAAGTAGGTTCCTATCGCCGCCACTCCTGAACCTACTGAAGGGGAGTGCCGCAGTTGATCTCTCAACCATAACATCATACCAGTTAAGGATCTGATTGTCAAGGTGGGCAGGGAGGGATTTGAACCCCCGTAGGCAGAGCCAGCGGATTTACAGTCCGCCTCCATTAACCACTCGGACACCTACCCGAGAGACCTCCCTGTTTGTGCTTCTACGAGAGGCATGGGAGGGGCGGGACTTACGCAAGGTTTGGACCCCTGTTGCCCATAAAACAATCATAAGACATAAAGTCAAGATTGTCAAGTCCTCGTTCCCAGACTCGAACTGGGACTCCTTTCAGAAGCGGTTTTTGAGACCGCTGCGGCTACCGATTACGCCAAACGAGGATGTAAGAAGTATATCATTGTTTATTGCAGCTGTCAACCCATGGAGCACATAACCTCATTTCTCCACCAAGTGATTTACATTCATCAGTGTAACACACTGATTTGTCTATGTCAAGTTCATTGTATATGGGCTTATATTTTTTATCTGCCTCATTTATAATTCTATCATATTCTGGAGTAACTTTTGTCAATGCCATATCTACTTCAAGTTCTACTTTTGCATCTATTCTTTTTTGGTTATCGATTATTTCTGGAATTTCTTGTTTTAAATTTAATCTTTCAATTAAAAGATGATATATCTTCCACAACTCTTTTTCATTAATATTCATCCAACCAGATAAAGAAGCAATTATTATAATAACTATAGAACCAATAAAAAATCCTTTAATATTTTTTATTCCTATTGCTGGTAAAACTTTTAATTTTCCTTCTTTGACTTCAAAAAGTTTAAACATTTTTGTTTTCCCAAAAATCTTTTAAGGCAGCATCTACTGTTCCTTCTATATCAATTCTATCTTTTTTATTTCGAAGTTTTTTTGTGTCAAATGTTAATGTGGGTGATATATCTCCATTTTCTTCTACTTTGATTTTTGCACCAAATACATTCCCTTTAGGTTGAATATTAATCGTATTTGATGATTCTAATGATACTTCCAATTTATCATTAGATGCTTTCAAGTAACCTGCTTTAGCAATTATATCTACCGCATCTTTTTCTGAATCTGGGAGATTATCTATTGACATAAGAAAGGGGGAGCGTTAAATACTCCCCCTATATATCAAACTTCTACCGTGATCAGTTTGGAAGCATATTCATGAGCATACGATGTGCGAGCACCATGATGCCCCCAACCAATCCAACTATACGCATAGTCCATGTAACGATTGATAGACTTACCAGGAGTTTTCATCCTGTCTTCAATTCGTTTCCATTGAACTTCAGTCGTTAGATAACGAAGTTGCGTTGGAAGTGCTGATGGAGAACCACCAAACTTCTTAGCGAAATCACCCAATCCATAATAACGATCGGCAGATGTCCATTGGATCAGACCATAACCACGACCGCAGTGATGGTACTGAGTCCTACTACCACCTTCACAAATGTTAGGAATAAAAGTTGATTCCTGACGAATATTACCCATGATGGTAGCAAGGGCGTTTCTGTCTTTAATACCACGATCCTGGAAAAATGCCAGGGTAGCATTCTCATGTTCATTACACCCTTTACAAATTAGCCTTTTCTCTTTTGGCTTTTCGGGAGCAACCTCTTTGGTCGCTGTCGTAGTTTCAAACTCCTTAATAACAGAAAACGGCACCGGAGGTGTCGTCAAAGGAGGAAATACAGGCAGTGTTGCCACATTGGTTGTAACCGATGCCAAAACAGGCAGGGCTACAGTAAAGAATTGTTGCATTAATTTTAATAGAACTCTACATCCGTATAGAAAGGGGGTACACCACTCCTCTCGGAGGGCACTTTCCACGGCTCTAATTGTCACTCAAAATCTAATAATAAATACCCCACTCATAATAGGGATTTTACATTATAAGTGATTATTTAGAATTTGTCAATTCAATGTGATGATTTCGATGTCATCATCCAAATTCGAAGATAACCACTCAGAAAATTCTTCTTGTAATGCCATTGCATTTTCAATTTGATTTTTCTTACTCAATTTAGAAAATCTTTTAATACTCCAGTCTCTAATGTCTGTGACTAGAGTTTCCATTGGATCGTCGAACATAAATAATTTTTGATTCAATGTCATAATAAGCCATAGTGGTGAGGTTGTCAAGTGTGGAACATAAAAGGAACAGTTATTGATGAAGTGCCAGATGGCATGGAAGGATTTGTATATCTTATCACCAATCTGGAAAACGAAAAAAAATATATCGGAAAGAAAACTTTTTGGGAAAGAAGAAAAGATAGAAAAACAGGAAGAAGAAAGAAAAAAGAAAGTAACTGGAGAGATTACTTTGGATCTTGTGATGAATTGATAGAAGATGTAAAGTTATTAGGCAAAGATAAATTTCTTCGTGAAATATTATATCTTTGTCCACACAAAAAATCCATGAGTTTCTATGAAACCATGGAGCAATTTAAACGAGATGTAATTTTAAGAGAAGACTATTATAATACTAATGTAGAAGGTAAATTTTTCAGTTCAGAAAAAGATAACATCTACGGAATAGTAATTAAATCCGAATAATAAAAAAGGGAGCCTCGGCTCCCTTTTCTGTTGGCAATCAGCCTTCTAGGTACATTTCAGTAAGTTCTACAATAGACTGTTCTGAAAGATTCTCTAGAATTTCGAGAGCATCCTCATAAGTATTTGCATAACCTTCATTGATGAAATCTTCTAGAATATATTGTGCTAGAAGCTCAAATTCTTCTCTTTGTGTTCTTGCTAATCTAATTTGATTTCTTCTTTGTGCTTGAATTGTACTAGGAGCAGTGGATTGCTTTCCGCTCTTATCTGGACCTTTGTTCCAAGGAGTCAAAGCACTAGAGGCAGGGAGTTTTCCACCTGTTCTTCTTTTTTCACTGCGATTTGCTGCAGCTGGATTATATACTGGCTTTTGCCCAGATGATTGTAATTTTTTAAATCCAAGTTCAGGCTTCTTTGCTTCTGGTTTTGGTGTAGTTGGTGCAACACTTCCAACGGAAGCACTAGCAGCAGCTGCTCTACCAGCCTTTCTTTCTTCGTATTCACCTCTGGTCATACGGTCTGGTTTAGCTTTTAGTTTCCCAGCAAGTGCCTTTCCAGCTTTTTGTAATAAACCACCGACTGCTCTACGCTTAGATCCACCTGACTTTTCTACTGTAGTTTGAGTGGATGGAGCTGCGCCACGACCACCACCAGAAGTGGAAGTTGTAGTTACTGTAGTTCTTTCTGCTTCTTTTCCTGCTCTTTCAGTTGATCTACCTGACTTGATAGCAGCAGCAGCGCCTTTACGAGCAAGTCCCTTGAGGGCAGCCATGGCTTTACCAGGAAGACCCTTAGCACGATCATATGCGCCAGTAGCAGCCTTCTTACCCGCTCTCAACGCTCCCATTGCAGCAGATCCAGCACCAGTTGCTGCTTTACCTACGGTCTCTTTGGCTTTCTTAAGACCACCAACAACAGCAGCCTTTCTGGCCTCTCTTCTTTGAGTTGCTTTTTGACCAGAAACTTGTTTTAGAGTTTCTTGTCTTTCTGCTCCGACCCTTGCAGCTCTTTCAGCTTTTTGTCGTGGACTCATTCTAGCTTCAGTTAATACTCCTTCTAGAATTACATCAGAAAAAGCATTTTCAATTAAACCATAGGATTCATCTAAAGTATTACCATAATCCATAAACTCCCAAAGAAGAGATTCCATAACCTCTTCAATCTCTTCTTGCATGAGATAGTCTACGAATCTTAGATTCTCATAGAATGTCTCATCAGCTTTTCTTGGGTTATAAAGCTCACCGTAAGCTTCTGTTAAGTAGTATTTTGACATTGTTATACAAAAAAATTCTTGTTTGTCTTTATATATTTATTAAAAAAGGGAGCTTATGCGTTTAATATAGTCCAACCTTTTGTATTCTTGCTCTTCTTTCCTAAAACCGCATCATAAGTTATTCCTATTTCTTTACAAAACTTTTTAACACCACCTTCTATAATGTATTTTTTACCATCTGGAGAAATGAAGATGTATTTCTTTGCTCTTGGATTATTTTTACCAGCAACTTTTAATGAAGTTTTCTTTTTACTTTCTTCACTATGCTTTCTACCACTAAATCCTTTAGTTTTTTGTCCTCCTGGTTTTCCTTCTCCACCAAGATTTTGATTTAATAAAACTCCACCATCACATTCTCTTTTCCAAAGTGCTATGTGCTTTACTTCAAGTTCTATTGCTTCTTGTTTAGTTAATCCAGATTTTACGACCCATCTTCTTTCTCTTGGTGGCAATAGATTTGCCCCATTACTTCTCAAATGCTTTGCGTGTATTCTTCTTGGTTTACCATAACCAACATAAAAGGGAGAACTAAAGTCCTCCCTTAAATAATAATAAAGAATATAATTATCCATTTGAAACTGAGGTAGAGTTATATTTATTTATATAACATTCAACCTCAGTTTTAAATTACAATTTGAAGCTAGCAAATGTATCTTCTTTCATGTCTTGTTTCAGTCCACCGACAATATATGTTTCCTGCTCCGTTTCTTGTGGAGCGACTTGTAGTCCTTTGGAAGAAATCCAATGTTCGGTCCAAGGAAGTGGATTGTTTTTTGCTGGAATATCATAAACTGGCTTAAGGCCAATTGCTTTCATGCGACGATTTGCAACCCATTCTACATATTGCTGAAGAAGTTTATCATTAAGTCCGATCATACTACCATCTTTAAATAGATAATCCGCCCAACGCTTTTCTTCGTTTACAGCACGATCAAACATTTTATAGACCCACTCTTCTTCTTCCTTTGCAATTTTTTGCATTTCAGGATCATCACCTTCTCTCCACTTATTCAAAATGTTCTGAGTAAGTGCTAGGTGTTGGTTTTCGTCTCTTGCAATGAGACTAATGATTTTAGCGGATCCTTCCATAAGCTTAAGTTCACCAAAGGCGAAACTACAAGCAAAACTAATGTAGAAGCGAATACCTTCAAGAATATTAACATTTGCGACTGCTCTGTAGAGTTTTCGTTTAACTTCATTGAGTGTCTCCTTTGCGTTTTCTACTCCTTCAAGTCTGTATATCCAATCATTAGATATACCATAACTTTGTGCTGAATTAATAA